TAAGGAAATGACCAGGAGAGGGAGCAGATTCAAGCCAGGACACGATGCGAAACTCAAATCTGCCTTAATGAAAGCCGCTGCCAAAGGCGACACTAAGGCCCAGGAAGAGTTACTGTCCCGTGGGTGGGTACGGGTAGCTACTTGACGGCTTTGGAGTGCCGTGCTATACTAAGGAGATATCCATGGAACAACCCAGAAACGTTAGTTGGTCGGAAATACAAACTTGGTGCGCTTGCCGCATGAAATGGCGCTGGGCCTATGAAGTAAACATAGTCCCGAAACGCTTTAAATGGGCGCCTTCCGTAGGATCCTGCGGGCACGTGGCCATTGCAGCTTTCCTGCAGGGAAAAGATTGGGCACAGGCTGTAGAACGCTGGCTGGAAAAAGAAATCACCAGAAAGGCGCTGTTTGATGAAGAGATAGACGAATACAGAAAGGCAGCGGACCTTATTTTAGGAATTGTGCCACGGTACATAGAAAGTTACCGCGACGATTTCAGGCCGGTGTTGGTAGAGCATAAATTTGAAATCCCTGTTCGTGGCACCAAAATGAAGCTCATTGGCTATTGGGACGCTATTGTGATGGATCGCGACGGTCATTTGTGGCTGCTTGAGCACAAGTTCCCAAAACAGTTTCGCTCTGACAATGATCTTGACCTAGATGGACAGATAGGCGTTTATCAATACGCTGCTCGCCGCCTGGGGTATCCGATTGTGGGCACCATATATAATCAGCTTCTTAATCGTTTACCGGCCATACCCGAAATAAACAAGGACGGGAGCGTATCCAGAAAAGCCGCAATTTACACCGATTGGAAAACCTACAGCGACTTTGTCGTTAGTCAGGGGCTGAATCTGGATGACTATCGGGAGATGGAAGACAAGCTTACCGGTAGATATGCGTTTTTTCAGCGTAACTATATTTACCGCCCCTTAATCGAGACGCGGCTGTTTGCCCGAGACATGGAACGCCGTATTTGGGACATGCGAAAGAGTAAAAAGCATGTCTACCGGAGCGAATTTTTCATAATTTGCGGGTGGTGTCCCTATCGAGAACTGTGTCTGGAAAGTTTGAAAGGAGGCGATATAGACCACATCATTGAAAACGACTTTGAGCAAAAAACTTCAAGAGAGGAGAAACAAAATGACTATGAAATCGACGAAATCCCAACAACAGAGTCTTGATCCCGATTTCGCATATCCTAAAAACATCGGGGCGGAGGAGAAGGACAAACAACCGAAAGTACCGGAGGCAACGCCCACAAGCCTAAAGATGCCCACAATTTATAGGCCCCACATCGGAGAGTATAAACTGAAAATGTTGATCTACGGTCCTCCCGGTGTCGGGAAAACCTCCCTATTAGCCACGGCAGGGCTGCATAGGTTGACGGCTCCGATACTAATTATAAATGTTGAGGGAGGCATGCTCAGTGTGGCAGATTCCGGGGTTCTTGGCCTTGATCAGCCGCCGGAGGTCGTTGACTTGAAAAGCTTTGAAGATTTGGAACAGATATTCTGGTTTCTAGCGAAGGGGGACCATCCCTATAAATCTGTCGGTATCGACTCCCTTTCAGAACTGCAGATGGTGAACCTTGAAAACATTGTTAAGAAGCTTATGAATAGGGCCAGCGCTTCTGGAGCAAAAAGAGAATCGCTGGACGATATTTGGCAGGATGATTATGGAACCTCAACCCAACAACTGCGCCGCGTAGTACGTAAGTTACGCGATCTTCCCATGCACGTATTTTTTTCTTGTCATGATTCCTCGTCACAAGACAAAGATAAAAATGAGACTACCCATCCTATGCTGACTCCCAAATTACGAAGTGCCGTTATGGGATATATGGATGTTATAGGCTACATGTATGTTGATTCTGCATCTGCCGATGAAGAAGGCGCCGAAGAAGGCACCCCGAGAAGGCTATTGTGCCGCCCGCATGGTAAATGGGTGGCTAAAGATCGTTCGCCCGGCCAACGGCTGGGGCTCGTAATTGAAAATCCGACGATACCCGGTATTGTCGATCAAATTTTAGGAAATAAAAAGGAGAAAGTATGACAAAACAACAGCTTCCATCATTTACAAAACAGACCGAGAAGAGCGCCTCGGAGACGCCTGGAAAACCTGTAGGGCTGCCGCAGGATGTTAATGGAGACGATGTCTTCGAGGAAGACTTCAGCGATGTTAAAGACACCGAATTTCCGATGGCAGAAGTCGGGCTCCACCACGCAAAGGTTGTCGACTTCGAAAAGTCTGAAAGCAGAACCCACAACCCCCAATATGTGTGGCAACTTCGCATTACGGCCGGGAATTCTAAAGACATAGAAATACGGTTTTGGTCAAGTCTACTGCCACAGGCCCGGTGGAAAACCGCAGAGACTCTGGCCGCCATCGGAATCCCGGCTGCCGGTAGTATTGCCAAGTTCCGGAGAAGCGACATTGTCGGTAAGCCTTGCATCATTGAGGTCATTCACGATGTGTATGAGGGACGCTTGAATCACAAGGTGGTAAGAGTACATCCCCCGGACGATAACACACATAAATTTCTCGAACAGTCCGACACCCCGTTCTAATATGACCGGGAAAGACACGGGAGGCCCTCGGAGAGCGCTGATGGTGGGGGCAATATATCAAGCCGCATTAGAGCGCCGGAGGGCCTTCCGTGACCTCGGAAGTGCCAAGAAATGGCATTCCAGTATTAAATTAAGGTGGAGAACAGAACCATGAAACCGTTTCCGAACAAGAAATATAACATTATTTATGCTGACCCGCCGTGGCCCACACATACATCCGGTCCGGGATGGAACTCTAACCAAAAAGCCAGACCGAACATTTACCCGCTAATGAGTATAGAACATATAATCAAACTGCCCGTAAAAAATATCGCGGAGAAAAACGCACATTTATACTTATGGACTATAAATAGACACATTGTTGACGCCTACGCTGTAGCCTTAGCCTGGGGATTTAAACCGAGATGTTTACTTACATACTGTAAAACTCCTCATGGAATAGGACTAGGCGGAACCTTCATACAGACTACTGAACATTTACTATTCTGCAGACGCGGTATTCTGACGGCCAAACGTAGAGTGGACACTACATGGTTTCACAAGCCTAGAATGCAGCCCCATTCTACTAAGCCGGAATTTTTCAGAGAGTTGATTGTCAGTGTAAGCGGAGATTTGCCGCGAATAGAACTATTTGCACGGGGGAAGTGGCTCGGGTGGGACGTTTGGGGAGATGAGGCATAAAATGTTAATATCAACAAAGGAAGAATACGACGTTTTTCTAAAAAAACTGCGCGACGGCCCGGCGCTAACAGTATATGATTTGGAAACTACAGGACTCGACCCCTTCAAGCGAGATAGATTGATAGGCGTAGCCATACTTATACCGGATGACATGGAGGGCGACAAGGCTTCAGGGGAGTCCTTCTATATGCCCTTCAGACACATATCCGGCAAAAACTTACCGATCGAGTGTCTATATAGCCTAGCTCCATTCCTAGCTGATCCTGACAGAATATTGGTCGGATTCAATATTAAATTTGATGTTCACTTTACTGAAGCAGAACGAATTACAGTTCATAATAGACTTGCAGACGTCATGCTAGCGGCTCATTTAGCCAACGAAAACGAGATGAGCTTTGCACTAAAACGCCTCGGAACTAAATATGTAGGCGTTGATGCAAGCAAAGATGAAAAGGAACTATTAGCGAAATTAAAAAGCCGGAAATTGGGGAAGGGCGATATGCGACATCTACTTCCAGAAGAAGTGGCTCCATATGCTGAGCAGGATGTACGTTTGACATGGCAATTGGCTAAGCTCTATAGTCGAAACCTTGAAATACAAAATATCCATCACTTATGGCCGGACGTTAACAAGTATTTAGAGGCTACTGTAGCGATGGAACGTAGAGGAATACTAGTAGATCAACGGGGCTGTGCTCAAGCTTTAATTGAAGCGCGTAAATGTCAAGCTGAACTATACGAAAAAATGAAGGCTATAGTTGGCAAAGAGTTTAACCCAAACAGTGTGCCTCAGATGCGTGTGATACTTGGACAACAGAAAACCGACAAAGAAGCCATGGCTAAGTGCAGCCATCCTGTAGCTAGATTACTCATACAAAGCCGATCGTGGGAAAAGGCCGCCGGTACTTTCTACCAAGGATTCTTGGATTCAATTGGAGATGATCTTCGTATACACCCCAATTTAGATCTGAAAGGCACTATCTCCGGA